AGTATACGCCTGGTGTGTCAAATGTAATTGTAACTTCTTTTGACAGTTTTGATTTACGTGGTGCGTCCCAACCATCTGGACCTGCAATAAATTCTACATTGTGGCCTTTGGATGTTGGTAACCATGTGATTGAATCTCCTACTTCGATAGTTGAGATGTCTTCACTGTAAACCATTTTTGCTCCATCGTCACGCTTGTTCAACATGTCAACGGAAATATCTGCGGCTAGTGCCGGAGTTGATAGTAGACCCATGAGGGCTACTGTAGATAGTAATTTCTTCATGTGTTTTTCCTTTGTGTATATGTGTAGTATGCTATTAGCATGTATAATATATAGCACGGATCAACCCAAAGGTCAACCCGTATCATATGTGTGTGCTAATTTGTAGCAGGGTGTGGCTTACTTGCCACCCTTTTTCTTTTCGCCCTTAGGCTTTACGTATGTGTGATCTGGATCAATCATGATGTTGGATACATATTGTGTTTGAACTCAGAGATCTCATTGGCTTTATCGTGTAAGCCCATTTCTCTTAACTGTTTAATACTCATACAGTATGAACGGTATTCCATTAGTTTTAAAAATCTTGTAAACATTATTTGCTCTCCAACATAAGTGCTTTGGCTTCTTTGTGATAGCCTTGACGAGATAGTTCAGCGGCCGCTCTTGCTCTGCCTGCTGATTCTCCAAAAGCCCATAGTGCCATTGCAAATGCTACTAGATATTTGCCAAGTGTTTTAATAAACTTTGGTGCTTCTACTGGTGTGTTTCCCACCACTTCCATTGATTCTTGCATTATACCCAACCTCTCAAGTTGCTGTTTGCTTCTACAGCCTCGCCACGTAGTGCTCTTGGATATGAAGTATGTGCAATATGCCAAATCTCTCCACGACAAATACCAATGTCGTCTAACTCACGAGCCGATAGATTTGATAATGCTTTGTATGTTTGTTTGATGTTTCTGCGTCTTTTTAATTCAGCACCTAAGTTTTTAAATGCGTTCGCAATGTGTGTAAGTCCGACTATTTCGAACGTGTTTGCTACTATTGTAGTCATTTTTTCCGTTTCCTTCGTATATGTATATGTGTGATGTTGTCTCGCAACATGTATATATTTAACATGTAACGAGACGTTTTTCAAGTGCAAATGCCGCAAAGACGCTATGCGCCTATTGCATACCTACTTGCATACCTTAAACTATGTTGCGCCTGTCGAGGGTATCTCCACGTAGCATACAGTCTAGTACGTATGCTTGATCGCCTTTGCTAAATTCTGTTTTAACATAAGTTTCAAGGTTAGAATTAATGTGCATCAATCCTGTTCTTCTTCTTGGTAGTCTGACCGCAGTCATTACACTACCAAGCATGTCTGCTATAGTTGTCATTGTTTTCTCCAATATGTAATGATGCTTGATAAGGCGAGCGCCACGTGTCTTTTCACGTTTGTCAGGTCGAAGGTGTGAATAACTTCTCTTTTCTGGCCAGTCTATTTATCAATAAATCACTTGACACGATTATAATTGATGTTACTATAAATAATCAGAAGGCAACGTCGAGCCTTCCTTTAACGTGAGCGACGGGGTAAAGCCGTCAAGCAGAGGAGAAGACAATGGACGCACTCACCACATGGAGCCTAATTGGGTTCCTATTCGCTGCCTATGCAGTAATAGCAAATGATTCAGTACAAACTCTCGGTACATGGATGGCATCAAACAATGAGAGATTCAACTATAAAATATTATGGGGAGCCGCAAGTGCAGTGTTACTTGTAACCTTATGGTATGGCTGGTATGTAAACGGCGGTGACATCAGTTACGGCAGACTAAACAAAATTCCATGGCAAGAGGTACAATGGTATCATGCTATGGCACCGGGCATACTTGTTATACTAACACGCTTTGGTGTACCTGTATCAACTTCCTTTCTAGTACTAAGTGCTTTCGCAAGTACATTTGTATTAGAGAAGATGCTTATGAAATCAATAATGGGCTATGGTATTGCGGCAATGTTCGCATACTTTGCTTGGTACTTTATTAGTAGAGTAATGGACGAAACAGCACCAGTCAAAGAAGAACACAAGGACTATTGGCGTGTTGCACAGTGGGTAGCAACAGGCGGCTTGTGGTGGACATGGCTGAGTCATGACATGGCAAACATTGCAGTGTTCCTTCCACGTGAAGTTCCGCTGGACCTAATGTTCCTAGTTAGCGTAGTATTTGTTATTGGCTTGTTCTTTATGTTTAGAGAACGTGGAGGCAAGATACAAAATATTGTACTAGAAAAGCACAACACAAGATATGTGCGTAGTGCTACACTAATTGATTTATTCTATTGGTTGTGTTTGTACTTCTTCAAAGAACTGAACGATATACCTATGTCAACTACTTGGGTGTTCGTTGGTATGCTTGCAGGACGTGAACTTGCTATTGCATCGTTTACAGGCAAGATGAAGTTCAAGAGTGTGTTTCCTTTGGTAGCACGGGACTTTCAAAAGATGATGATAGGACTAGGTGCATCAGTAGCCATTGTGCTAATGATACATTATATATTAGTACCAAACGGTTATTAATATTGAAAGGGTTGTGTTCGACGACACAACCTTTTCTCTTGACATATATAGTAGTGATGCTATAATTAGTTTATACATTGTATTAATGGAGACTACTGTTGAAAATAGGAATAGCAGGCTATGGGTTTGTAGGCAAGGCACATGAGTTAATACTCAAAGACTATCACGATTTAATTATATATGATCCTGCACTAGGACACTACGGTGACTTAAGACATGCAGATGCAATTATTATTTGCGTAAGCACACCAGAAGGATCACATGGCGGATGTCATATGGACAATGTATACTGTATTGTTGAAGACAATCCTAATGTACCTATATTAATTAAAAGCACAATTTCAGTAGAAGGTTGGAAAATGTTACGGCATGTGTTTCCGCATACTGATATTGCATTTAGTCCTGAGTTCCTACGTGCGGCGCATTGGGAAACAGATGCACAGTTGCAAGATAAAATTTATGTAGGAGGTAAGAACACAGCCTTTTGGGCAGATGTTTTTATTACAGCATTGGGCAAGATTGATATAGACATTGCAGGACCAGAAGAATTAATTACAGCAAAGGTAGTAAGAAATAGTTTCTTAGCACTAAAAGTTAGTTTCTTTAATCAGGTATATGATTATTGTAAAGCACAGAATATAGACTACGACTCAGTTGCAGATGTTGTTGGTGACGACAGCAGGATAACAAGAAGTCATACACAAATTACAGAAGAACGAGGCTTTGGAGGACATTGTTTCCCTAAAGACACAACAGCATTTGTAACAAGTGCAAAACATCAGGGCGTTGAATTGAGTATACTTGACGCCGCCATACAATATAACAACGACATAAGAAAGGGAACCACTTGAAAATGAAAATCATCACGGGAAACGCTAACCCGAAATTAGCAAAAGAGATCGCAGAGCATTGTTTTGCTGATCTTGTTCCGACTAAAGTTTCTACATTTGCTGACGGTGAGACTAGTGTAGAGTTTAATGAAAACATTCGCGGAGAAGATGTTTTTATTGTCCAAAGCACAGCAATGCCAGTTAATGATAGTTTGATGGAACTGTTGATAATGATTGATGCCGCAAGACGTTCAAGTGCAAGTAGAATTACAGCAGTGATTCCTTACTTTGGTTATGCTAGACAAGATCGTAAGAGTGCAAGTCGTACACCTATTACAGCAAAGTTGGTTGCTAACTTATTAGTTACAGCAGGCGCAGATAGAATCCTTACAATGGATTTACACGCAGGACAGATACAGGGCTTCTTTGATATTCCTGTAGACGATTTAACAAGCCGTATTGTATTTGCTAAAGACATTGGACGCAATGTTGACACAACAGAAGGCACAGTATTTGTAAGCCCAGACGCAGGGGGTGTTGTTCGTGCTAGGAAGTTTGCAGACATGTTCCATGCAGACATTGCTATAGTAGATAAGATGCGTCCAGAAGCAGGTAAGTCAGAAGTCATGAACTTGATCGGCGATGTTAAAGGTAAACACGCCATTCTAGTTGATGATATTGTTGACTCGGGTGGTACACTATGTAATGCGGCCAAAGCAATTATGGATGCAGGTGCGTTGAGTGTTAGAGCATACATCACACACGGAGTACTATCAGGCGAGGCATGTCAAAAGGTTGAGAAGTCAGTGCTAGACGAATTAGTAGTTACAGATACTATTGCAGATCGTTGTCCTAAGAATTGTAAAAAGACACGACAGGTTAGTGTTGCGCCTTTGTTTGGTGAGGCAATGAGACGAGTTACTAACGAGGAATCAGTCAGCAGTTTATTTGTGTAAAACCATTCGAAGTTGGCGCTAACATCTAGTTATACAGTAAATACATGTGTAACAAGGAGAAGCAGATGTGTTCACCTGAAGACCGTAAAGAAGCCAATAGACTATTTTGGATAGTCAAAGGCCACCTAATTCCCGAACAAGAACCAGACTATATTGTAGAAGGCTACCTTGAAAGTTATTTCAAACGTTTATGGAATAATGAATCAGGATGTATGGAAGAGTATGAAAAAGGATTTGAACGAGCATATAACGAACGCCTAGACAGACAAAATCAAGAATACTTATTAGATATTAATAATGTTGCTGTCTTAGGCGGTCATTACGATTAGTCTAGGTTAGATATATGTTTGATGTACTCAGTCATTGAGTGATCACCAAAACTATCAACCTTACCTTGCTTCAGTCCCATCCATATACCGCGCCACTTGTCTTTCCACAACTGCCAACCTGTAGGCTTTCTGTATTTGCCGTACGCATTTAAGTAATGCTGTTCGCCGTGATGTACGTACCCCATAATAGCAAGAGGAACAGTAGTAACAATGTCATTGTTGTTCTTCCATCTGTGATGAATAACATCTAGACTATTACAATACCCCTTCCAGCCTACACGAGGTGAACCGAATGTATATAGTTCGACTGGATCGTTTAGTTCTACGTTATGTTTACAACGACTTGCCATAATAGTAGCCATTGCCGCACCTAACGAGTGACCACAAAACCAAAGCGTCTTGCCTAAGTTTACTTTACGATTGATATCTTCTTCAATCATTGGCCATAGTTCGTCTACTTCTGCTTTGAACCCTCGGTGTACTCGACTTATTGTTTCTGCCATTACTGGCAACGCCTTTAAGTCTGCTGAGATATCATTAAATTCTGTAGGCTCTGTTCCTCTACATGCAATTACAATATCAGTTTTGTTCATGAAGCGATATGCTTGTGCTCCATTCTGTTCGTAAAATTCAACTGTAGTAAACCCTAGTTTCTTGACTTGACTCTTAGCACTTTTCATGTTACAATAAGCAATAGAGGCAAGTTTAGCAAAAAGTAAGGATCTTTCGTTGAAGTTCATATCATTTAATGTCATACTGCCCTCTCCTAAGTTTACAAAAGTATTTATATTGCTTGCTAAATAGTATTAACGGAGCAACTAATGAAAAAACGTACAAGAAGCATATTGCAAGAGTTAAACACAGTAGGACGGTCACGTAATAATGATCATCTAATTGAAGCAACTGGCAACAATATTATTGAGAGCGCAATTAATCTATTAAATAGAATTGCAGAAACGTATGATGATGAAACTGCTAATGAATTAGAACGTAGGTTTTTGAATTCAATTAGAACAGGTGATGCTCGAAAATTTAAACGGACCATGCATAAAATTATGGAATCAAAAAATGAAGATTAACGATCTGCTAAATGAAGCACCAAAAAAAATTAAGCGTAGTGACGATGACAGTTGGTTAAAGAAAGCCGACGATGCAGTACGTGGCAGTTTTCCTATGAAAGCAATACAAACTATGCAAGGTGCTATTGGTAGACCAGGACCTGATGAAAAAGATTTAAACAAAGACAAAAAGAAAACTAAAGTTATCAAAAAGAAAAAGTCGACATACCGGAAGCCAGTCCAAAGCAGAAATGATAAAATTGATCCTAACAACATTCCAACAACAGCAGGCTTTGTGGACAAGCGAAATGATGTTGGGTATGAGTACGAACGAGATAGAGACCTTTGGATCCCAAAGAAGAATAACGAGCAACCGCTAACAGGTCGCGAAGGTGCAATGCGTTACAATAAAGCAGACAGCGCCAAACGTTATTATGTAAAAGAAACTATTATTAAAGAAGGCGGTAACATTTTCCAAGGTACAGCAGACTTTGATCAAAAACTTATTCCAGACATGATGAAACAAATTAATAGTGTAATGTCCAAGACAGGCGTTAAGGCATTACCAATTGGATCAGGTGCATCACCACAAGCAGGTAAGATGAGCGGTGACTTGGATATGATTGCAGATGCAGGACAACTTATTAAAAAGTTTAATGCCCCAGATGTTAAGACTGCAAAAATAGAACTAGAAAAAATGTTCCAACAAGCAGGCTATGAAACTAAAAAGACAGGACAGATTGTACATGTAAAAACTACAGTAGGTGATGTTCCACAGCAAGTAGACATTATGGTTGTTGACAATGGCGAGACTGCAAGCAAGTTTCACGTACATGACATACCAGGTGGTTCACCTTACAAAGGTGTGCATAAACAAATTATGATTGCTGACTTAGCAAAGCAAGCCGGGTTCAAGTGGAGCCCTTACAAAGGATTAGTAAGTAGAGAAACTAACGAACTTGTAAGCAACGACTTAGATAACATTGCAAAGCAGTTGATAGGTCCTAATGCAACAGCAAGAGATTTAGGATCAGTAGAAAGTATTCTAGCAAAAATGCCAAGTGCAAAAGAAATTGTTGATCGCCAAGAAGCAGATCCAAATAGTGCTTGGAATAAAAAGAAAATACAAACACAAGAAAATGAGATAGTAAATGCGTTACGCAGAATTTAAAATATTAAAAGAAGCCGAAGCACGTATTCAACATGCAGAAGATGTTATCTTCTGGGAAGGTAGTGCTGGCGCAATGAGAGTGTTGCAATCACTACGCAATATGGCAAAGGATGATCACAAGAACGTTACACTTAAATGGGACGGATCTCCTGCACTTATATTTGGACGTGATGAGCAAGGCGAGTTTGTGTTTACAGACAAGTCAGGCTTTGGCAAGAAGGGCGGAGTAGGACGTACTAAAAGCCCAGATGCAATTAGAGATGAGTTACTTGGACGCTCCGGCGGCGTCAACAGAGATAACCCAGATAGAATAGCATTTGCTGATAAGATGGCAACTATTTTTAGCCTGTACGAAAAGGCTGTACCAAAAGACTATAGAGGTTACTTTAAAGGCGACTTGTTGTATTACACAACACCAGAAGTAAAAGAACAAAACTATGTGTTCACACCAAACATTGTTACATATGCAATTGATGTTAACAGCAAGATTGGTAAGCGTATTGGTCAAAGCACATCAGGTATTGTTATACACAGAGAAGTTGACTCCGAAGGTAACGAAGGACCATTTAGGAGTATAGATATATTCCAAGGCAATGCAGTATTAGTAGTGCCTAGTGTAACTACAGAAGCACCTGTAGAACCAGATACTTCTATACTTGATAACGCAGAAAAAGTAGTAAAACAAAACGCACAAGGCTTTGATGCTATGCTTGATGAGCCTAGTTTACGAGCAAAACAATTAACAGATTTACCTAAAATATTCTATACATACATCAACAGTAAAGTTGATACGGGATTAGATAACTTAGGCAGTGACTTTAGTAAGTGGTTACAAACTTCTAAACTTAGCGAAAAGAAAAAAGTTAATGTACTTGCATACATTAAAGAACACATGAATCATTATAAAGCGATGTGGAATGTTGTTGCTTCTGTTATGCAAGCCAAGGATGATATTATTGCCAAGTTTGACAGTCAAGGCGGTGATGTCAAACAGTCAATTGGTGACACACCGGGCGGTGAAGGATATGTACTTGCACATCCTAAAGGCGATATTAAATTAGTACCAAGAAAAACATTCTCTGCGGCAAACAGAGCAGTTACTAGATAAGGAAAACAAAATGAAAATTACAGATTTATTAAACGAAGGCCCATATGATACAGATCCAAAACTTATGCCATATGTAAGAATGGGTCAAAAGATTGCTTCAGCATTAGAACCATCAAGTGGAATCAAATGGGACGATGCAGAATTTAACAAAGCGGCCGCACTAGGTTCGGCATTTGGCAAACTAGGTTCATTGTTTGGTCCTAAGACTCCGGGCGAAGCATTAAAAGATGCAGGCGTTGATGTTGAACAAGCAAAAGCAATTATTTCAAAAGTAAAAAATGTTAAAGCCGGAGTTGGTGTTAAAGATGTTGATTCAGATAACGATGACGCAGAAGACAAATCACCAAGCGACGATGATGTACATCGTCAAGCCAAAGACTTTGCAAGAGGCTAATATTAATGACTGAGAAGTTCACAGCAACACAATGGGCAGAAATAGAAGGCGGTCACGAAATGACTCCGGCTAAAGAAGAACCATATTCCTTTTTAAAAGACATACATGAATCACGTATGACTCGCCAAGCCGGCACAGTCAAAAGTTTAACGTATACAGATTGTTGCGAACGTTTATATCTAAGTGTTTTAATACTTGAAATACTAAATCAATATGCATACTTTAGAAACACAGCAAGGGAATATGCAAAGCGAACTACAGGATATGATACTTTTAAATCGTATCGAATGAGTGGCACAGACTTGTATAATTTTGCTTACTTCGTTAATGGCGATGATGAGGCTATGCTAAAACTTAAAGATCCAACTTCTGCTAGAAATGCTAGAAATCGTACAACACTTCCTCTAGCACAATTAAATGGTTGGCTTAAAACAGTGCGTGGTAGTACAGCATATCCTCAGACATCACAATTCCTTATGAGACTTGAGAGTGCATTAAAGATTACTAACACTGAATATAGAACAGTACGTAGAAATATTACACGCTATAAAGCATTAAACACTAAAGACAAGCAAGACACAGTTACTAGACTATTAATTGCCGCAAGAGCAAAACTACGCAATAGTGACTTAATAGATGATCTTAGTAAACTAGCCGCTACTAACGACTTAGAAACTGCAAGAGTAGCAGACAACGAACCGACAGTAAGTGTTCCGGATATTAGTACAGACGCAAGAGATATTAGTTTATATCGTTATCTTGTAGGTACTGAGAATGTAATGCGTACTAAAAACTTCTTAGATCTCGCAAAGCAAGGCAAAAGTATACCTGGTCAGTTTGTACAAGGGTACCAACCAGCCATTAAAATGATGGATGATATTGTACAAGCAGGGCCTGCATACGTTAATTTACTTAGAACTTTGCATCAGAGAGCAAAAAAGAGCCGTAAATAGGGGTTTTTTTGCCTCTATGGTAAATACATATAACAACTTCGTAGAGAAACGAAATTGGTCATTAGAGACTATAGGAGAATAAAATGGCATCAGTAGCAAGAGTAAATCAAGACGGTCGTGATCACGGCGTTCAATATTCAACATCAAACGTAACTGCAATCGAAATCGATGCAGGTGTATCATTAGCGGCAAAAGACGGCGTCGACGGAGCATTGGCTCAAATCGTTGGTGAGTTTTCACCATTAATGTACAAGTCAACAGGTACAGCAGGTAAGATCTTTGCAATCATTGACGGACATCACAGTGATGCGGCATCTTTAACTGCACGTTTACAAAACATGGGCACAGTTGATGGCGTAGATCTATCAGGTGAAGTAGTGTTAGTACGTGACTTGGACGCATTTAGCGCAACATAAGAATTCCTTTACCTTAGGAACGTGATTAACGGCCGTAATGGCAGGCGTCACACAAAGGGTTCAGTTTTTACTGGACCCTTTTTTTATGGCTATAAGTAATAGTATGAAATTTAAATTAATTACTCTTGTAGATATTACACAGACAAATGCCCGTCGCGGCGAAGATAAAGTATCTTACGGACAGCAACAAAACTTTATGAGTGTGTCGCAGACACTTGGACTTAGAACAAACTTTGAAATATCTACTCCTATTTCATCAATGCAAACTGTAAAAGGTTGGGGGACAAAGTTTAAAACAGGCAAACACAAAGTATGGACTGCTACTATTACCGTTGAACAAGAAGCCGCCCATAGTGTTGAACTAATGCAAGAGGACTTTAACCTAGTACCAATTATAAAAGGATTGCACGAATCAGTAAATATCGATGAGCCTGTGTTTTGGACATCAGATACCGAAAACTGTAATATATTGTTTAACTTTCTAGACGAAGATGATAAATAGTTTATAAGGCAAACATAAAACACATCACATTACACTAACAGGCACTAATACGTACGAGTTGATTAATGGAGAACATAATGGCAACTGCCTTAGAACGTAAAAATTTAGAAGCACATGTCGACCTTTGTGAGGCACGTTATAAAAATCTCGAAGGACGCCTAGACGGCATCGAAGTCAAAGTAAACAGCATTCACGATGACTTAATGTCAGGACAACAATCAATGACTAAAGTAATCATTGGAGCCGCTGGTACAATAGTAGCAGGCTTATTATCTACAATCGTAGTTATATTACTAAACCTTTCCTAAACATAAATACTGTATGAACTTAAGAGAATTAACATCTGACATTCTGGTCGAGAAGCAGATTTGGGGCCGCAAAGGAAATAAGGCTGTACGTAAGTATAGATGTTCCGGTGGCACTAGGCACGGAAGAATTGTAAGTACCCCGGCTAACTGTTTTAAAGCAATCAATATTAAAGCCCGTGCTACAATGAAACGTACACAGGCACGTTTAGGTAAAAGAATTGCACGTAAGGCGAAGCGTACTAAGCGTATGAATCCAGCAAGTCGTAGAGTTGCTAGTATGAATAAGGCACGTAGATAGAATGTTAGTGAGAGAGTTTTATACAGAATCATCTTTACTAGATGAAGCCGTCCGTACTGTTTGGTCCAAAAGCGGAAACAAACAAGTAAGAAAGTATCGTTGCACAAGTGGGCAACGTAAAGGACGTATTGTGGCAAAGGCCGCAACGTGTAATGCTCCTATTAATCAAAAGGCAAAGTTAACACTTACTAAGACAAAACGTAAGACACCTAATAAAATTAAGATTAACACAAAGAAAACTAAAAGATCAAATCCAGCAAGTCGTAGATTGAAACGTATCAATATAAGACCTAAGAAAAGATTTTCAGGCAAAAGGAAGACTTCATGAGATTTGACGAGTTCAACAAAAACGACAAAGGCGAAAAACTAGACGAACTAGGACCATTGGTGGCACCAATTGCTGGTGCCTTAGGAACAGGGGCTCGTATAGCGGCACCAATTATTAAAAAAGGCGCACAGGAACTAGGTAAAAAAGCGGCACCAATTATTAAAAAAGGTGTTGACAAAGCAAAAGACGGTATCGGTCAAGGAATTAAAAAAGCAAAGGATTGGTGGAAGGGTAAACCTAAGGTTAGTAACACTCCGCCAAATGTAAAAACTACAGCACCTAAGCAACCACCAACACCAGCGGCACCAAGTAATATCGCAGTACCTAAACCAACGGCAGGCCCAGCACCAAAGATTTCAACACCACCAAGAATACAACAACCAAAGCCAGGACAAGCACCTAGAGTAACTGCACCTAGAGCGCAACCACCTAGAGTAAGTACACAAGCACCTAAGCAACCACCTGCA